TGTAATAAATCCTCAATTGTTTCTCTTTCTTCAGGTGCAGGAACTCCATTATTAAAGTTAATCATTACCGCCGGCAAAAAACCATTTAAAATATTATTCAAATGTAAATTGCTAATCTCACCTTCTGCGATTGCATATTGCATAGATGAAACCCAATCAGGTAATGAGTAGTAATATAATCCAGGGAAATAGTTTTTAATATAAAGTATCTCCATCTTTTCTTCCGATGTACCAAAAGCAGGAACTTTCTTTTTATCCTTAATCTTTCTTTGGTCATCCCAATCACTACAATAATAATAGTTTTGTACTTTAGGTTCACCATATAATTTTTCAGCTCTTAATGTCTGAACAGGTATGTGATAAAACTTAATTACTTTCTCATGTGCATCATCCCAATAAACTTGATATGCAGCATTACCAAATAATTTTAAATCAAAAGCAACTCTCTTTGTTTCTTCCTGTGGAATTAACTTTTGTAATGTTTTATTAAATATTTCATCTTTAGAATAAATACCTTTACCAAATATTAAATCTGCAATACCTTCAATACAAGCTGCAGTAGTTGTAGAAACATTCCATGCAGTTCTAATTGCATTAAAGAAATCATCATGTCCATAAACACCAAATGGCACCCATGTATATCTTGTCTTTGTATCTTCTGTTATAATTGGTAATTGGTTTGTGTTTACATTAACTACCGAAAAGTTTTGTTGTTGTTTCATATTAATCTAAGATTATGTATCTGTTCTCACTAGTATGAGAAAGGTATTGAGTATTTTGGTTTTCATATACACCCTTATCTTGTGTTGATTGAGATGCATATACTTGTATTGTTCCGTGCCATATTGGTTCTTGTAATCCTGCATTATATAATGTTGCACGATATTCACTACCAACTATTGCCGTACTGATTGAAGATGTAAATTGTATATAACTCTCATATGGTTCATAATATATGTTAGTCATCGATGCAGTTATATTCTGTAATGTATACATGTCTTGTAATGACATAGTAAATTCAGCAGATGCCGTTGGCTCTGTTCTGAATGTAAATGCATTGGATTGAGATAGGTTATATGCTAGCATTATCTTGTGTTTATCTATATTATAACACTACATTAGGTGGAAATAGTTAAATAAAAAAAGGGATACTCAGTTAAGAATATCCCTTTCAGTTATTTTAATTATACCGATTATGAATAAACGATAGTTGGTTGTACTGATAATCCTGCGAATGGATTAGTAGTTGTGCTTCCAGATACGAATGCTGCTGGTAATTGTTCAGTTCCAGTTAAAGTTACTGAATAACCATATAGGTCACCCAATGCTCCACCTGTTTGAATTGTACCTGCAGTTACATCAGCACCTAATTTTTCACCAACTAACAATGCATCACCGTTGTTTGTCCACACAATGATTTGAGGACGACCATAAGCCATCAACTTTAATTGTGTATTCATTTCTTGAGTCAATTTCTTCAAGTTAAGCGTTGCTGCTTGAGAGAAGAAAGTTGTACCATTATCACGAGATGTGTTTACAGTTTCGGTATAATTTGAAGAACCCTTCAACTGATAATAATAAACTGTGCTACCTGAAGGTAAAGCAGTTACATATCCGTTTGCGTCTTTTGTAAAGGAGCCAGTAGTGTAATTGATAAAGTAAGCGCCTTGTAGGCCACCGATACTTTCTTTACATACTTCCTGACGACCTTGAGATAAATTACAAGCCATGTCTGTTAAATTTAATTTTGTTAGTTAAAAGGTGGGAGTTTTACCTCCCGACCTTGTTTAGTTTTTTTAGTAAGCTCCGTAGTAAACTACATCACCCAATATACCGATTTGTGTTCCACCAGTATATCTCATAATCACACGATAGTTTTGTGAACCATCAATGTTTGCCATATCTAATACTTTTACTTCGTTGTAATCAGATAATAAACCTGTACCGAAGAATAAGTTAGACTTCTGAGCTGCTAATATTACATTAGAACCCATACCTGGACACATTGCTAATTCAATACCATTGAAGTTGAAAGGTTTTTCACCTACGTTCATTTGATTGTTGAAACCATTCGCACCTTGTGCACCACCAGCTAAAGCTTGTTGATAAGCTTTACCTACGTTAGTTGGTACATAGATTAACAAATCTTCTTTGCCATAAACTGTAGCAGGAATAGTAGCTACGATGTCATTCAATACAGATAATACATTTGTAGAATTAATACTTCCAGAAAGAATAGCACCTGAACCAGTTGCTCTTGCTGCTAATACACCTGTTGCAGCTGCGATAGAAGCAGAAGCGATGTTTTGAAAACCACCAAATTGTCCGTTAGTAGATGTACTACCAGTCCAGATTGATTGTTCAGTTGATTGAGCTACATAACCTCCAACATAAGAGATTAAATAGTCGTTGAAAGATTTAGGAATCTCATCAAATGCAGAGAAACCTAATTGTAAAGCTTCCCAAGATGCTACGAAGTTTTGCTTACATAATTGTAAGTTAACTTGTAATTCTTTTGGAGTCAATACTTGCTCAGAGATAGTTACACTACCAGAAGTTGTAAAGTCGCAAGACGCATCTTGTACGATACCACTTAATGCTAATTTTTGGATAACTTCTTTGTACTTCACGTTTGGCATGATAGTTACATACTTGTTGTCCAATGTTTTTGCTGATAACAATGCTGCAGCAATGTATTGTGCAGCGGCCTCACCAGCATAAGTGGTTTGGGTAATTGTAGGTTCAGCAAACTTTTGAAATTTTTTCATTGTTTGTTTTTTTAAATAAATTAAGAATATAGTTTAGATAAGAAAGATGATTGTGAATCGCCTACTTTCTTACCATAATTGTTTGGTTTGTGAACAGCGTCAGAATTAAATTTAAAACCTGGCTCAATTGGAGCTCCGTCTAATTTAGGTAATTCTTCTTCATCAGGCTCTGCAGTCATTTGAGTTACTGGAGCAACACCTACTGGTGTATTTGCTGATGGAGCAATGTTGTCGTTTGCTTCTTCTGATGGAGGATTAACTGCATCCATCATAGTTTTTACCATCTTCTCTAATTCAGAAATTCTGTAAGATAAAGAGATAACAGTATCGTTATCATTTGGTGCAGGTACTTCGTTTACTTTTGATTCATCAGTTGTGTTTGGTAATCCTTTTGCAGTTTCTTTTGTAGCTCCTTTAGGTGCTCCAGGAAATTCAGCTGCAAACTTTTTAGTTTGAGTTGTGTCATCCATTTTACCACCTGGAACTGAATTAACATCAATTCTATTTTGTGAATCTCCTTTAGTTGGGTCTTGTGGTGTTCCTGCTTCAGACATTTCTTCTGTGTCATCAGCTGCAACATCTTCAGGTGTAGAGATTTCATCAATCTTACCACCCATAACATTAATTACTTGTGTGTCTTCGTTTCCTTCTGGAGTTGTAAATGAGATAGTATATTCACCATCTTCAGCAGGACTTGTTGTTCCATCTTCAGATACTACAAATACATCATCATTAACATCAAAATTAGATGATTGTAAAATTGTACCATCATCAGTTGTTCCTTGAATTAACTTCTCATCTGCTAAAGATAAAAGAGTTAATATTTTGCTTAATACGCTTTTTGAGTTCATATCTTTTTTGTTTGTATGTTATTATAACACTATTGTTATTAAAAATCGTTATTTTATTTTAAAATCTACTTGCAAAGTAAGCCGCATTCTGGTTTCTATCTGCAGTTGATATCTTTCTATTATAAACTAATATAGGCCCTAATGCACCTTGTAAGTGTAAATCATTACCTCCACCATCTTCACCAATCTTAAATGGTTTAATAAGTGTTAATGTATTTAAACCATCACTAATATTTTGCTGAGTTGTATTGATATAAAAATCCCAACCATTACTAGCAGGTGCAGTTCTTATTGTTGTATAATGCCATACTGCTAAATTAGTCACAGGTGTTCCGTTACTTGGTCTAACATCTCTTAAAGTATTAATATAAATATTATTATCAGTATAAGGATAGTGAACACCAATACCATTTGTTTGTGCAGTAAATTGCATGAAACCTGTTTGTGCATCTGCTGCAGGTGGACTAGTTTGTAATTTAATCCATATTTGAATAGATGCTTCATTTGTTCCGTTTGCATTAATAGTATTTACTACTCCATCAGGTACCGCAATGTATTGATTTGTTCCATCTAATGTAATTACACCACCATTACTTCCTGAATATGCTGCACCATTTATCAATGTTGCATTATATCCATTACCACTTAAGTCATAGAGAGTTGTTCCACTATATCCACCGGCATTACCTATGTCATAGTATGCAAGTAATCCAGAAGTCACAATACCACCTGCTGGTGGTGCAACTGCTTTAATTGCTTGTTTATTAAATCCAAAGTTTTGAAATATCATTATATCATTTTTAATGTTGATACTACATTCACCTTACTATTATTAAATGCTACAAAAGATAAGATGTCAGTTTGTCCACTTACAGATGCAGTATATGCACTTCCTGTTGGTTGTAATACATTAGGACTAAATGTTATTGTTGATGCAGTACTTCCACTAATTGATAAAGTTGATGTTGTACCTTTACTTAAATTGATTACATTTATATTCAATGGACTTACACTTGCAGTCAATTCAAAATAGTTACCTGCGTTAAAATCCATAGATGCAGTATTAGATGCGATTGACATTGATACTACATTACCTTGTGCACTTCCAGTTAAAATAAAACTACCTGTTGTAATCATTGAGCCAGTTACTGTATTCGTTCCTATGATTGTTTTAGAACCACTAATGAATACACTACCTGTTATTGTTTTAGTTCCTATTAAAGTATTTGAACCACTTACTGATAAACTTCCTGTTACTTCTTCACCTGCTAATGCTTGTATTGGTGTCGTAAATGTTGTTCTACCATCAGTATATGAAGTAGCATTTTGGAATTGAATTGGATTATAAGTTACACTATTACTACCAGATGTTACAAATATTATAGGATAAGGGCCATAAGAACCTAAAGCATTTGCATTAGACTGAATACCAATTTGATTACTTGCAGATGTATGTGATATACCAACTGTTCTACTTAATGTTGCAAGAGTTTGCGCTCCTACAACAGAACCACTTGTAACAGTTACACTATTTTGATTTATTGTTACTTTTGAAGTTGACCCACTTAATATAAAACTAAATGCTCCTTGCTGAGTAATATTTCCACTAACAATTAAAGGAGTTGTAGAACTACTCACAATTAAACTACCTGTTATAATTTCAGTTCCAATAAATGAGTTCGAACCAGTTGTTGCAAAACTACCTGTGTTAATACTACTAGCAAATGAAGATGTAGCAACTATTGTAGAAACATTACCACTATTACCTACCCACACATATCCTGTTTGTAAAGATGCAGTTAGAGTTCCACTTAAATTTAAACTACTTGCTGAAATATATCCAGATGAGGTTATATTGTTTACTAATAATAAGTCTTGATTAGGATTGTACTTTATTCCACCATCTACATATATGTTTTGTGCATTTGTCGAACTATCCGTAAATGTTACAAAGTGTTGTAAATTTTGTGTTGATATAGATGTAGATACTGCTAATGCTACCGATGCAGTTGCAACAGACATTGAGCTAGTTTGTGCACTAGTTATATAACTTCCAGTTTGTCCACCTAATGTTGTCCACTTAGTATCGTTAGAAGAAGTATATGCGTTTAATGAAGATGTAGATGCACCTATCGCAGTATTGATTGTTAACTGAGATGAAGTAAATGCGTTCAATGCAGTTATATCAGTCGAACCTCCACCACCACTACCAGTATTAACTGTTATAGCAAATGTTGTACCATTACCTTTAGTAAAAGTAATTGTGTTAAGATTTACTGAAGCAGTTACTAATGAACTTGCAGTGATTGCTGATGTTACCCAACTACCACTTTGTAATGCAATGTTATCCCACTTAAACCATGACACCGAAGATGAAAATTGTAAGTTAGATACGTTTGTATTATTAGAAGAAGTATAAGATTGTAATGTTGTCCATTTAGTTTCATTAGATGCAGTGTAAGTATTTGTAGATGCAGTGAATTGATTTAATGAAGATGTAGAATAACTAACTGCTAAATTCTTTGTATCTTGCGAAGCAGTATAACTATTCAAACTTGTCAACGGAACTGTACCTGGTAAGTTTGTTAATGCACTACCATCTCCTTTAAAGAAAGATGCAGTCACTGCTCCTGTTACTGATATAGATGATGATACTGCAAACTTATATGCTGCAGGTAAAAACATTGTAATATCAGAGTTAGCTAATTGACTATTAATATTATCAACATATGCTGTTCCACCTTGAAAATAAGTTCCCTTAATAAAGCTAGATGCAGATATATCAGTAAAGATTTGAGAGCCTGTAAATCTATTTGTTCCAGTTGTTATTGCAAAACTACCTGATTGACTTGCTAAGTTATTCCATTTTGTATCATTACTTCCTGTATAAGATGCAAGTGTTGTATTCTTTGTATCTTGTGAAGCAGTATATGAATTGATTGACTGAGTAAATAAGTTTACTGATTGAGTCAATGAATTAAAAGAAGATGTGTTAACTAAATTATTTGTATTAACACTTACTACCGCAGTACCTGCAACCACACTTGCACTAATATTAGAACCACTAAAGTTCATTGATGTTGCATACCCTTGTAAGATACCTTCATCTAATATAGGTAATGCAATTGATGCAGTAATGCCTGTTATTCCGTTACCATCACCATAAAATTTAGAAGCAGATACAAATGAAGATGCAGAAATAGATGTGAATGTATTTGGTTGTGTAAATGTGTTACTGCCTGTTGTTACTGCATAACTACCTGTATTCAAACTATCTACCAATGTGTCAATTACACTTTGGTTATAGTCACGAAGAATCTGCGGAGTTATGGCACCATATGTATTATCTGGAAAGCTTGTTTGATTTGAGCCTGATAATTCTACTTTAGTTAATATTGACATATCTTATGTTTATTTATATTGTTGTTTTGAAGCCTGAACTAAATCCTGAAGAGAATGGGCCGGTTAATGGTCTTATATCTACATAACCTTGTATCACACCAATACCTTGCTGCATCAATGCTCCTTGGCAACACTTAACATCGTAAGTATCTGAATTTAAACATAGACATGCTCGTCTACTATTCTTTGGTGAACTTAATCCTCTCGTTGGGCCAAAGTATTTGCCAGAAGCATTCTGTCTATTAACAGAGTATCTAACATTACCATTGGAACTATTACTCCATTTAGCCATTACTTAATTCTTTATGTTATAACAATCCAAACCCAAAAAATCGTTATTACTATTGTAATGATTTCAATGACTCCTTATGCATTAGATTTTCAATTTGATTTCTATCAGACTTATAAGCAAGATATAATAAACATTTTTCTAATGGTTCTTCTACTACCTTATCGTATTTTAATATGTCTCCGTTTGCTAGTTCGTGGATTGTTGAATAACTTCCCCACTTTTTTCCAAAATTGACTTGATGTTGGGATGAGACTCCGTCTCCTTCAAAGACTTCAGGGTATAGAGTTGTAAGTCCATTGACAAATTGACAAAAAAAAACAATGCACCAAAGTGTATATTCATTCCCACATCTAACCATTTCTCCCAATCATTATCACCTTTATATGATTCTATTGAATAAGTATCTCTAATCTTTTTAGTAACTGGTCTATATAATATGTTCATTATATGTGCCCAATTCTCATCAATGGTTATACTACTAAACTTTGTAATGTCAGCATATGCACCATAAGACATATTAGATAAGTTAGGTTCAAATCCATACTCAACACCATCTAACTGAATTAATCTTTGCAAGGGTAATTCCGTATTAGAAATAAACTTTGATAACTCATTGTTTAATATAGCAAAATCATTTATTGATATTCCAGTTAACCATTTAGGTTCTAAGCCGCATAAGTGATAAAGCATTAGAGCAGTCTCTGCTTCCGGCTCACCTTTATAGTTCTTTAATTCTTTTTGTAATTCCAAATATTTCTTTAGACTAATATCTTCATAACTAGTCGGAACTTTCAATTCAATTTCTTGTACCATATACCATTTGTTTTATTAAGTTGTTTAATTGTCTTACCTTACTTTCTTCGTTCATTAGTTTAGCATTCATAGTAATTACATTTGCTTTCATATCTTCATTCTCTTTTTGTAAGAACTGAGTATATTCTATCAATTGTTTAATTTCTTCTTCATGCCATTGTTTATTTAATTCTATATTATCCATATTGATGTTTTCCTATTGTGATTGCATATCTGCCTTTGTTTGCTGCCTTAACACTTAACCTCATCATACATGCATACCTCGCCGCATCTATTAAATGGTCTAACCCACCTTCAGGCTGGTCAGTAGTATATCCGTGCTTATCAGTTATGTATTGATAACCATACATTTCATTGATTAAATTTTGGCTAGTCTTTAAAATGTTTATCTTATAGTTTTGCATTACTCCGATTCCAAACTTGATTGAATCTTTTCCTTTGGTAACAGGCTTTGCGTTGAATCCACTACGATAGATTTCTTCGATGAGACGGGGTTCACTACTATCACACCAGATTTCATGCGATTTGTTGATGTCAAGTTTGTCGAGTTTATTAACGATGTCTGATGTGACCATACCTTTTTCATAAAGTAATTCTTCCAAATAGAGTTCATCACCTTTCTTATATACTGCAACCAAAGCATTGGGGTCGCTACTAAAGCCAAAGTCAAAACCAAAGGCAACGAAATCACCATCAATATCATCAACCAACTCAAATTGAAATATAGCTTTATCATTTGCTGCAAATTCACCTTTTCCATATATTTTCCAGTATTTAGGGTTTTTATATTCTAATTCTTCAATTGCCTTAACCATTTCTTTAGGCAAGTAAACATTATTTTTGTATGTTGTTATATATCTTTCACAATCTTGCATCTGTCTAAGCCAATGGTAAGGACTAATGGTTGGGTTGTATGCAAGTATGATTTTACCAGAAGTACGGATAGATAACTGAAAATAACTTTCTTCATCAATCTCACTAGCCTCATCAATAAATAAAATAGTAGATTTAATACCACGTAACTTATCAGCATCATCGGTAGAGAGGAATTGAATAGTAGAATCGTACAAGTTATAGATGCGGTCAGTAATATTAAAGTTTTCATCTTGCCATATGTTTAAGCCTGTTAGTATATCCTTAAAATCCTTTATTACAGTGCGTTTAAGAGAGGGAATTGTTTTTCTTACTATTGTTATCGTTTCTTTATTTTCTATTGCCTGAACGATTAAGAATTGCAATACAGCATATGTCTTACCACTTCTTGTTCCACCTATGTGCTGAGTAACTCTATTTTGACTATCTAAAAGATTTTCAAATGTGATTGTGGTATTAATCTCTAGGTTCACTGCCTGTTCTATTTATGTTTACACTAACTTGCTGAATACGATGGTCTATCTCACCTGTAATATCAATTGATGCTTTCTTAGGTACAATATATTCTAATAGTTTAAGATATAACTTAGCTGCTTCAATAGGACTATCCTTTCTTATTTTGTCAAAGTCTTCCATTATATTATCCAATCCTCTATTAGCAAGTCTAGCAATAGTCAGCTTCGCCTGTTCGGTACTCCTATTAAGAGAACCAACCTTTCTACCACCCATCTTATTTCCTACTTCAAACTTTCCCATAATTCGTTTTTGCCCGTTTATTATTCGGACTCCTCTATATGTTTAACACTCATTGTTAACTTTTGTAGTTGATATCCTAACTTTCCAATCTTTTACTAATGGTTTAACAAATATCATCTTTGGTTCTGATTTAGTTATATGATAATGTTCTCCACCTACTGCGTATTTCTTAATCGCTGCTTTCATATCTATTCTTGCTAACTTACCTCTACTACTATTTTCCTTTATCCATAATCCAATTGCTGCCTTTGATATACTAACTCCCGTTGTATTTCCTACATGTGTCCAATTATCTGCTAAGTAAACTGCACCTCTCCTATTTTCATTCTTTAATACATAGGTTTCTAATAGTAGTAAATCATCACCATATCTTTCTTTCCATCTCTTTGCACCTTCTATTCTAATCATCTTTAATACTCTGCTACCTAAGTTCTTTATACCACTATCTGGCTTTAAGCAGAAACGATAGTTGTTTGCCATACTATTAGATAACTTCATTCTTTCCTCTTTTGTCCAACCTATCCATCTATCTCTATCACCTACTGCTAATACACAACTACTTATTCCTATTGCTCCTACTAATTCTGCTCCATTCCATATCAACCAATTTATTCTGCGTTGTGGTGCGTTTGCAAACTTTACATAAGAATGATACTTGTTTATAAACTCTCTAAACAATTTATTCTTTTCTGGTGTATTACATTCATCTATTGTAATGTCTGTATTATTATATTCAAAAAAACTCATCATATTATTTCTTCATATCCATACATTCCAACTGTCTTACCATCTGCATCTATTATTACTATCATACCTGCTCTATTATTACCTCTTATCATTATCTGCTTATCCTTTATCCAACTCCAATCAAAGTTAAGATGCACATATTGATAATCTATATTAGTATTCATAGTGTCCTCTTGTGTCTGGAAAATCTTTGCGTGTTGTGTTTCTACTCTTAACTTTCTTTTCTCTTAATGCTTCTGCACTTCTTCTATCATTAATCCAATCCATTATTCCGTTTTCTTCTATCTCTTTTAATTGTTTATCATAGTGTGCAGTCAGTGCTTCTCTGCTATCTTTCCATGCTCTACTTAACTCACCATGTATTCTACTAAATCTTAAATCTCTTTCATTGCCGTTAAATGGATACTTATCTTTCTTTGTGATACGAGGTGCATATAGTTTTTGTTTTTTACATAGACATTCCATACAACTCCATATTGGTTTGTGGGTATGAAACTCTACTTTACATTGTCTACATACCCTTAATTCTCCTAAAGTTCTATTGAATGGTTTTTTAAACATCAAATGGATTATTAATAACTTCTGCAAGATACTTTCTTATCTTCTTAACTGCAAGAAATGTAGTTGATTTACTTATACCTATCTTTTTTGCTGTATCATCTAATGTGTCCGATGACATCCAATACAATTGAAATATCTTTGATTGAGGCCATAGTTTTGTTTTTTCTAATTGTCTTAATTCTGCTATTACTTGATTATATGCATTCTCTATTTCTATATCTCTATCTTCATCATAAGGTATATCCATCTCTGTATCATTGATGTCCGAAACATAAGTCGTTCTATTTAACTTCTTTGTTTTGTTTATGTACCTATGCTTTAGAAACTTTGAACAATACTTTAGGTTGTAACTATCTATTCCCCACCATAACTTTGGGTTTTGTTTCTTATGCAACCATTCATATAATTCCGAAACTTGGTCTTCAGCTGCTTCTCTATTCTTTGTAACTTTTTGTGCTACTTGCAATAACCATGTGTGAGATTGTTGGTATAAGTTACCTAATCTTCTTGCACATTCGATTTCAATTGAACTAGTCACTTCGGTCATTATAATCTACTATTGATGAATTGTCTTATTGCTGCTATTGCTTCTCCCCACATTCTACCACTACTACCACAGGTGCAAGGTTGGCGTTCTGTTGCATTTCTAATTGCGTTGTAGGTATTCCAAATGATATCTGCTTTATCTTCCGGCATATGTGATGTAATACTATCTACTATTGATTTAACTTCTTTAAAGTGTTCCTCTGTTAGTGGCGCGTATTTATTTTCTTCCATATTATAAACCTTTTAGTTTTGGTAAGTTTACTTCTTTTTGTTCAGGTTGTCCTTGTATCTTAATTGGATGGTCTAAGTTTAAGAATTGTTTTACTTTATCAACATGCGGATGGCTGCCTGCAAATGAAATACCCATACAACTTAAGATTAGAACTAAATCATTTACATTATCTAACTTACTGAAATCAACAAGATATAAACTATCTTTGTCTAATTCGTTTGTTGCTGCTAAAGTAATTGTTGTGTTTTCCATTTTGTAACCAAATTTGTTTTCTTGTGACATATTAATTGTTATATTGTTTATTTTTTTCTTTTTTAATTTCTTTTAATCTTGTTACCATATCATTCAAACCCTGTTGAGGTATAGGTAAATCTTCATCATATAAACTTAAATAAGGTTTTGGATTATTCATTGAGTATTCAGTTGCGTTTAATAGCACTTCATATAAATCCCACTTATTCCAAATTTGATAATGTCTTGTATCTTTTAAATGGATAAGATACCAATCCTTTTCAATTTCTTGTAATACTTCTACCATAATTTTACTTGTTTGCAATTACCATCGTAATCTTTGTTTGTTAATTTATTCAACCATTCTTTTCTTTCACAACACCCACATGAGTTATATCCCATCATACGTGCAATAGATACGGCTAATTTCTTGCCAAATCCAAAAGTGATACAATGTATCAATGCTTCTGTATAATCTCCTAATTTAATCCATTTCATATGTTTAATTTTATCTGTAAAAAAGTGGATGATTAGGATTTGATGCACCATACTGAACACCATTATCAATTCCATGCTGCATGTTCATGCATTGGTCAACTACTTCTAAATTATCTAAATGATTATTTTGTTTATCTAAATCTATGTGATTGATTTGTAAACCTTTAGGTATGATACCATTAAAACATTCGTAAATAAAACGATGAACTAAATACATTTTTTGTTTATGTTCAGTTGATAACCAAACACCAAATTGCTGATATCCTCTAGTATGAGAAACTTTACTGATTTCTTTAATTTTGTTGAATTTGAAAGAATAAATATTTCCCTCAATGTCTGCTCCGTAATCTGAATAGATTGGATGTGTTTTAATTTCTAATTGATTTACCATCTTAATTGTTTTTGTTTATAATGTAATATACGATTAATTTCTGATACTACCAAACATATATATCATTTCAAAAACCCAAACGCACAAAAAACCCAGTCTCTAAGATGGCAGTAAAAAAGACTGGGTATAATATGTTGGATAGGAACTTCGTATGTAATGCCTAAACGGCGATGAAGCATTGTTTAATCCTACCTTATGTATAACACATTACAAATGTAATATAGTTAAATTATTTTACATCTCCAAATATATTATCAAACTTATTTATTAATTCTTTTTGTTCTTTATCTAAACTACCTGTTATAACATCAGCAAGCATATCTTGTCTTTCAGCTTTAGTATCCCAGTTTTCTATTTCAGCAACATAATCAATATATTCATTCATATCTTCTTCTATAATTTTATCTTGAATTTTATCTTTATCTTCTTCTTGTTCTTTGGGGGTATCAATAGTCTTTTGATAGGGTATAGATGGAGTATCAATAGAGTTATCAAAGACTATCTTTGGAGTATAGATACCATTAGTATCTACATCTAATAGTCCAGCAATAATTAATTTTTTAATTGCTGATATTACTGCTTTATTCTTACTATTAAGAAAATCAGTTCCATATTGAAAAATACAAAACTTATTAATAATACATTTATCAGTATCAAATTTTGTAATTCTATTTTTAAATGTTTCTAATAAATCATTTTCAGTAATGTTAGTAGAACAATTAAAGTTCAATAATCTAATATTGATTTGAAATATACCAGCATTATCTGCTGTATCTAATAAATACAACCAAACTATTTTATAATCATTGGATAAGTTTGAAAACCAATTATCTAACCATTTGTTAGAATCTGTGAATCTTTGAGCCATAGCTTGTTAAATTAAAAACCCCGTTGAACTATGAAGTTGGATTTCATAATTCTCAGGGGTGTGTTTTGGAATTTCTTCCGTTATCTTTAATATAGTATCCAACACTATA